TGCCACCTTAATAACACCGTTGATATCACGGTTGATGTTCTTTTGGAACATACTCTGAATCTTCATTGCAGTTTCCTCCGATTAAAGTAAATTAAACGCCCTGTAATAGTTTCCATCATGGAACTTGTCAAACAGACTGAGGCTTTGCCCATTAAACTCCCCCGGATAGAACATCACGATCGGTATATCCGAAAATTCCTGCTGCATACTATCGAGCATCTTGTGCGACCTCATAAAAGGATACACTTTGCCGATACCCGTAAGGAACAGCACATCGCCACGCTCATGTGGCTCATACTTCATCTTGGCAAGAAACGCTTCCTGCGTGGCAATCTTCTGTAGTTGTGCAAGGAGGTAGTACTTGCCTTTCTTTTCTTCCAGAGATGGCACGGTGCCAAGCACTCGCTTCTCCTCTAAGATTTCGAGCATAATTTTGTACATATCTCGTTCAATGACCCTATAGTCGTCGGACGGTGTATTTACAAGCCGCTCAATGTAGTCGCGGACTATGAGCTCATATTGAGGCTCGTATTTAAAGACATGGATACCTACCTCGTTGGAAAGCCCTTTGTTGGCGAGGAAGTTCGCATCGGAAATGCGCCCTTTAATCCTATCAAGTTCTTGTTTGATGTCTGACATAGTCACGCTCCTACCTAAAACAGTTGAACGCGGCGAGCGCGGTCAAGTCGTTATTTTCTCGGATGCCGGTTTCCAACTCACTGCTTATGAAAATGGGATTCAGCGTGGCATCTCTAACGCTGTTAAGCATCTGTGTTTCAATCAGGCACTTGGTCAGCACCTGCTTTAATTTCATAATAGTCTGTTCACTCCACGCTGCTATGTCATCGTTTTGCTCCTGCAATCGGGAGAAGAACACATTAATGTCCTTTTTGGTGTAGGAGAAGTCCTGCTGGCGGTACTTTTCACCGATTAGCCCCTCCATAAATTCGCGGACAAGACGATTATAGCGCATCATCGCATAGAGATTGATCTGTTTTGCTACTTCTACGGGCGCGTTTGCCAACTCGTAAACCAGTTTTTTGCTATCGAGGGCGTCAAGACGCTTATAACAAGCGCGGGTGAGTCGTGATACTTGCCGCTCTGTCGGATACTGGAACAAATTATCCTGCTTGATGTATGCAATAATCTCTTCGATTGATTTGTTTTGAAAATACTGCTTCGATACAATTCTCATCTCATAAAACAGGAATTGCTCAGCAGTCAAAGTGCCGTTGTACGGCATAATAATATCCATATATTTTTATCACCCCTTTACGCCCTCTCACCATAAATCACCTTTGGCGGCTCAATCAATCTCGGCGCTCTTGCCGCTGTCAACCCAAGCATCCACTTCTGAAATCTTGAATTTATATTGTTTGCCAATCCGACGGTGCGGAATGACGCCTTTTTTAATCCAGTTGCGAATTGTATCTTTGCTCACGCCAAGATGCTCGGCGATCTCTTCAAGGCTTGACCACTTCTCGGGTTCGTTAGACATTTGCTTTACCTCCAATTGTTGCCCCGTAATAAGACTTTCTAATAATAACACATTATTGGTCGAATTGCAAGGACTTCAGTTGATTTGATATGAATTAGTATGAACATTTTGGATAGCTTTTATTCCTTGTTAAAGTAAATCCAAAAGGCTGTCGTCTTCGTGCTTTTGCTTGGCGGCAATTTCCTTCATGAACTTCTGAGCGGTGAGATACTGTTTTTTGAAGACGAACTTGTCGTCGTTCAATGCATCCAGAAGCTCTTCATATTCTTCCGGCTGTTTGCGGATATCTGTTATCCTAAACTCGCAGATATAGCCCGCTTCCTCGTCTTCAACTTCTTCTATATCGTATTCCTCGTTTTTGCTGTCAAATAGTGTCCGCTGATGATAATGAGGAATGCGTTCAGTTTCGAGTTCTTCATGATACGGAAGGTTGGCGAGGGTGACATCTCTCACGATACCGCCCTTGTTGAGACCGCTTATCTCAAGTACAGCACTTAAGATGAAAGAACGCGGCTCAAGCATTCTGCGAGTGAATCGGTATTCATCCTCAGACGAATAAACGATTTTCGGGTACATCTCTTCAAGGAAAGTCCAATATCCATCAGCGTTGTTGCATTTGTCAAACAACAAGGTCAGAAAAGGTAAGAAGATGTACTCCTCTACTTTTTCCGTGGCCATATCATAGAGCATATAGAACGTGCGATCACCGAACATACGACGTTGGTGCTTTTCAAAAAAGTCACCGAGTCTGGCGATGAACTTGTCCTTCTGTTTTGAGAAGAACAGCGCACAGAAGTATTCTTGGAATGACCGATGCGTGAAGTGGTAGCTATTGCCCTCAAAATACATAAGACACAAGTTAGAGCATAGGTCTTCACGGAAGTCGCTCGCTGTTGTCTTTTTGTCGTTTGCCACCATACGTGCGTTGAGTTGGCTGAAGTATCCATCAAATTCCTCGGCAGTCATCTCAAACTTCTCGTCGTTATAGGAGCGAAAGCATAACTCCGCAAAGTAATCAGCAAAGGCATCTACAGACAGACCTGTCTTCAAGGCGCGTTTATAAGCACCCTTGCTTGCATCATGCCGTTTCGCCAAAACCTCGAATGCCTCCCGATAAAAGATGTGCATCTTGGATGGCACTTCAGCGTATTGCTCAAACGTTAAAAGCATGATTGTCAACAATAAAGGGTTCTCGGTAAATGACCGGTGCGTCCGAAATAAAGTCTTTTCCAAGGCAGATTGAAACTTTGCCTTAATCGCCGGTTCGTCGGGACGAAACTCTAACCTATCTATCAACAGCATGGCTTGACGTGGGGTAAATGACATCAGCCAGAGCAAACTGAAGCGTTCATAAGAAACGAAAGATTGGAAAGGCCTCGACGACAGTATAAACATATTTTCCGAATACTTGTCAGTTAACGCCTCTAATTCACGTTCGAACCTTTTCACGGAACTGACACCAATTTCGTCCAGTCCATCAAGCAGTAAGAGGCACGAGCCACAAGCAAGCATTTGTTCAAACTGCTCTTTAGTCAGATCATTGTCAAACACGACAATCTTGGAGTAGATATACTCAAACAGCGAGTCCGCAGTCTCATCAAAATCTTTCAATGGCACAAACACAGGGAGCCGTTTAAGATCGTCAAAATTCGCAATAGCATCCAGCATAAGGTGGCGCATCATCATGGATTTGCCGAGCCCACCAGTTCCAACGATTATCGCGAAGTGGGATACCGCTCTGATTTTTTCCACCGTCGCATCTTCAAGGATTCGCATATTACGTGGATGTCTTGCTGTCCGATCTTCAGCTTTGCTATCCAGCCCTCTAAAACGGATTCTGTTGCATACATAAAAGCTGTAAAAAGGCTTTGGCTGATCATTATACAACAGGGTTTTCATGGTGCTGTACTTTTCTTCGGCGTTGCGTAGATATGTATATACATCTGGCATTATAAACTCTTTGGTTACTTCTGGTACAAGTTCCGTCGAGAATTCGGTGTCGATGGTGGGCGCAACCGGAGCTACATACGTTCCACAATCTACTTTAAAACCTTCTGGCACAGGCGAACCCTCAGGAACCCTATAGCGCCCTTGTACATTTGGAACCGACCAAGCGGATACCGTTGCGGCACCCACACAGTTGTCCTTGCGTTCCGTCACAATAAATTTCCATATGCTCAAAAGAAATGCAGGGAGGTATATGTCCGACACAGTCGCCAGGTCTGACTTAACAACCGAAGATCCGTCTTTACTTATCACAAACTGATAATCATCGGGAATAGTGGGTGTTCCCGCATCGTTCACAATCATTTCTATCAGGCGTCTTGCAAGTTTTATATCCTTTTGCCTTGTTGTCCCAACTTCAATGAAGCTATTCACGAACCCCGTCATGTCATTCAGCACACCGTTATAATCCGATTCTAAACGCAACAAGAACGCCGAAACCACAGCCTCATCTGCGAACTGCAAATCTTGGGGTGTGTTTTCCGCGCAGCGTTTAAAGTAGGTGGTGTAGGTTTTGAATGTATCGCCTGCTGGCTTCAGGTAGTCTGGTTGTACAATCTGAACGAGACCGAGCAATACATCCTGCTCATGAAAAGCGTCCGAGATGCTTTGGGTACGTTGTCGTCGTGTGGCGGTTGCCCTCTTTGACTCCAGTATCTGTATGAGGAGGGTACCACCGCACAGAATCGGATGTGCAGTATTTGTCATGTTTATTGCCTCCGTAGATAACTTTTTATCCTATTTACGTTATTAACCTTATCATTGTTGGACATTAACCTTATCATCATTTGGATAGTTCCTGTGAGTAATCGCAGGGACTTTTTTTATTACTTTCAGATTGGCGTAATTGATGAGTTAGCACCCCATCAATTCATATTAAATCTGATTAAATCATTTTACCACACATTAACCCAATAAACAATGGAATATGTGTGAATTCACACAATTCCCCAGAGATTTTCTCCCTGCGATTGCTCACGCAATTCAAATCACAGGAGGAAATCATATGAAAAAGCAAGACAAGCAGTACTTTATCCGTTTGGATAAGCAGTACATCCCCGTGACCGAGGAGGTCTACAAAGAGTACTACCGCCCAATTTGGAGAACCCACTACCACGCAAGCAAGAACGGACAGTGCGGCTGCACAGACTGGAAACGTTGTGAAGGTGATTGTGGCCTATGCCGTTACCATACCGCAGGCAACACTTTGTCGCTTGATGCGGAGTACGAAGGTGAAGAAGGTTCAAAGCTGACCTTGTTGGACACTATTGAGGATCCAGCGGCGAATCCGGAGGAAATTATTGCGGACAAGCTCATGCTTCAGGAGCTTTTCAAGGTGCTGGACGAGCTTGACCCTGTCAGCCGCCGCATCTGTGAGCTTATTCGTCAAGGCAAGACCGAACGTGAAATCGCTGACGAGTTTGGCGTAAGGCAGTCCACGCTCAATTATCGGAAAAAGAAGCTTATGGAAAAGCTTTGTGAGCGCTTAAAAGACTTCGAATAATCATCAAGTTTACCCTTCGGTCGTCACTCGGCGGCCGAAGGGTAAATATTTTTTCTCATTTTTTCGTTCAAACACACCGCTTCCCTCCAGTGGTGATTGAGGGAGAAAACAATACGCCCTCAGTCAGGAGGTAAACAAGATGAATCAGACCATTCAAATCGATGACACCTGTGATCGTGTGTCGGATGAGGAGCTAATCGGCGTCCTCACCGCAATCAGCGTGGTGTCAAAGCGTCTGGCAAGAAAGCTCTCAATACTTGCCGGGCAAAGCCAACCAAGGGAAGGAGGAAAAGCAGATGAGCAAAATGAGCGAACTGGCCGCAGAAATTGCGGAACTGCGTAAATGCGCGGAAACCATCATCGGCATCGCCGATTCTTTCACCAAGATGTTCAGTTTCAATGACAAGCCAACTGATGCTCCCGCACCGGAACCCGCCCTTACCCTGGAAGCGGTCAGAGCGGTCTTAGCGGATAAATCCCGCAACGGACATACCGCTGAAATCCGCTCTCTGCTCCAAAAGTACGGTGCTGCAAAGCTGTCGGAAATCGACCCCGCCAACTACAAAGCCCTGCTTGCAGAGGCAGAGGTGCTGGCATGAGTAAGCACGCGCTTTTATCTGCTTCCTCTTCTCACCGTTGGCTAAACTGCCCACCATCCGCTCGGCTCTGCGAGAGTTATGAGGATAAGGGCAGCGACTATGCCGCAGAAGGCACGGATGCCCATAGCCTTTGTGAGTTCAAGTTGAAAACAGTGCTCGGCATGAAAGCACAAGACCCCACGGAAAACCTGAGCTATTACAGCGAAGAGATGGAGGATTGTGCGAACGATTATGCCGCCTATGTACTGGAACTGGTGGAAGCAGCAAAGAAAATCAGCTCCGACCCTGCTGTCCTCATCGAACAGCGCCTTGATTACTCCCGCTTCGTCGAGGGCGGCTTCGGTACCGGTGACTGCGTAATCGTTGCTGATGGGACGCTCACCATCGTGGACTATAAGCACGGGCGTGGAATTTTGGTTGAGGCGGAAAATAATCCGCAAATGATGCTCTACGCCCTTGGCGCACTGGAAATCTTCGACGGTATCTACGACATCGAGACCGTGTGCATGACCATCTATCAGCCACGCCGTTCCAGTGTAAGCAACTTCACACTGCCAAAGGACGATCTGTACCAATGGGCGGAAGATACGCTGACACCCGCCGCCGAACTTGCCTATGCCGGAAACGGCGATTACCAATGCGGCGAGTGGTGCCAATTCTGCAAGGCGAAGCACGACTGCCGCGAACGTGCGGAATACAATCTGGAACTTGCGAAATTTGACTTCCGGCTTCCTCCGCTGCTTACAGACGAGGACGTTGAAGAAGTCCTCGGCCGCATCGATGGATTAGTCTCCTGGGCAAACGACATCAAGGAATATGCTCTGCAGGCAGCGGTCGGCGGCAAGGAATGGCATGGTTGGAAACTGGTCGAAGGTCGGTCCAACCGCAGGTACACAGATGAAACAGTTGTGGCTGAAGTCGTTACAGCAGCAGGCTTTGATCCCTATGAGCGCAAAGTTATGGGTGTTACCGCCATGACCTCTCTGCTTGGTAAAAAACGCTTCGAGGAAGTCCTCAGCGGTTACATCGAAAAGCCGCAAGGCAAACCAGCGCTCGTCCCGGAGAGCGATAAAAGACCGGCAATAAATACGGCAAAACAAGATTTTAATGAATTTGAGGAGGACAAATAATATGTCTACTAATGTAAAAGCAAGCAATCCTATGAAAGTTATCACCGGCACCGACACTCGCTGGAGCTATGCGAATGTCTGGGAAGCCAAGAGCATCAATGGCGGTACGCCAAAGTTTTCGGTCAGTCTCATCATTCCCAAGACCGATGCCCGCACCGTGCAGAAAATCAAAACAGCCATCGAAGCCGCATACCGTGAGGGCGAAGCCAAGCTGAAGGGCAACGGCAAGTCCGTACCACCTCTTGCTGCTATCAAGACTCCGCTCCGTGATGGAGATACCGAACGCCCGGACGATCCCGCTTACAAAAACGCCTACTTCATCAACGCAAACTCCGCTACCGCTCCCGGTATCGTTGACGCCGACTGTAATGTGATCCTCACCCGCTCCGAAGTGTACTCCGGCGTGTATGGGAGAGCGAGTATCTCTTTCTATGCCTTCAACTCAAACGGCAACAAAGGCATCGCCTGTGGACTGAACAATCTTCAAAAAATCCGCGACGGTGAACCGCTCGGCGGTAGAGCCAGTGCTGAATCTGATTTTACAACCGATGAGGACGAGGATTTTCTCGCCTAAGCACAGATACCCAAAGGGTGGCGGAGCAATCTGCCACCCTATATGGGTTTATGAAAGGACGGTTGATTTATGAAATCGCTCAGCATAGATATTGAAACCTACAGCAACAATGACCTCTCCAAATGTGGTGTCTACCGGTATACGGAAGCGCCGGATTTCGAGATTCTGCTGTTCGGATATTCCGTTGACGGCGAAGAAGCACAGGTGGTAGACATTGCAAACGGAGAAAGTATCCCGGCGCATATACTCACCGCTCTTACGGATAACAAAGTAGTCAAATGGGCATTCAACGCACAGTTCGAGAGAATATGTCTTTCCCGGTATCTGCGGGATATCGGACGCTTTGAAAATATGGGCTACAGTATTCCGCAGGACACGATCGGCGGTTACCTTAACCCGGAAGCGTGGAAATGTACGATGGTATGGGCGGCATATATGGGGCTTCCGCTCTCGCTGGAAGGAGTTGGCTCGGTACTCGGCCTTGAGAAACAGAAGCTGACCGAGGGCAAAGACCTCATTAAGTATTTTTGCGTACCCTGTAAGCCCACCGCCACAAATGGACAGCGCACGCGAAATCTGCCAATCCACGCCGAGGAAAAATGGGATGCCTTTAAAACATATAACAAACGCGATGTCGAGGCGGAGATGTCGTTGCAGCAAAAGCTGTCGAAATTTGTCGTGCCTGATTCCATATGGGATGAATACCATCTCGACCAGGAGATAAATGACCGAGGTGTGGCTCTCGATATGACGCTCGTCAAAGAAGCCATTGCAATGGATACACGCTCCCGCTCCGAGCTGATGAATCGGATGCAGACTCTCACAGAACTGGATAATCCAAATTCGGTTATGCAAATGAAGCAATGGCTCTGTGATCAGGGGCTTGAAACGGATACCCTCGGCAAAAAGGCCGTAGCGGAGCTTTTGAAAACAGCACCACCGGAACTTGCTGATGTTCTCTCCCTCCGTCAACAGCTTGCTAAATCCTCTGTAAAGAAGTATCAGACGATGGAAAACGCCGTCTGCGCCGACGGCCGTGCTCGTGGTATGTTCCAATTCTACGGTGCAAACCGGACCGGGCGCTGGGCAGGCAGGCTGATCCAGATGCAAAATCTACCCCAGAACCACTTGCCGGACTTGGAACAGGCTCGCGGGCTTGTACGGTGTGGCGATTACGATGCGCTGGAAATGCTCTACGAAGATATCCCCGATACACTCTCACAGCTTATTCGCACAGCTTTCGTTCCAATGCCCGGACGTAAATTTATCGTTGCGGATTTCTCCGCAATCGAAGCCCGTGTTATTGCATGGTATGCAGGTGAGAAGTGGCGGCAGATGGTCTTTGAACGCGGCGGAGATATTTACTGCGCATCCGCAGCTCAAATGTTCAAGGTTCCGGTGGAGAAAAATGGCGTGAACGGGCATCTGCGGCAAAAGGGCAAAATTGCCGAACTCGCCCTCGGTTACGGCGGCTCCGTGGGCGCACTCAAGGCAATGGGTGCCCTTGAGATGGGTCTTGACGAAGAAGAACTGCCGCCACTTGTGTCGGCATGGCGCTCGTCCAATCCGTCCATTGTGAGTTTTTGGTGGGATGTCGACCGCGCCGCGATGAAGGCTGTAAAAGAAAAGACTGCGACCGATACCCACGGTATCTGCTTTGTGTATCAGAGCGGAATGCTTTTTATTATCCTTCCGTCCGGAAGAAGACTCGCCTATGTGAAACCTCGCATCGGGGAAAACAGGTTCGGTGGCGACTGTATCACCTATGAAGGTGTCGGCGGTACGAAGAAATGGGAACGCATAGACAGTTACGGCCCCAAAATTGTGGAAAACATTGTCCAGGCGACAGCCCGTGATATTCTCTGCTATGCAATGCAAACGCTCCGCCACTGCTTTATCACAATGCATATCCACGATGAACTGGTCATTGAAGCGGACAGCCGAATGTCACTTGACTCAGTCTGCAAACAGATGAGCCGAACTCCTCCCTGGGCAAAGGGACTGAAACTTCACGCCGATGGCTATGAAACAGATTTCTATAAAAAAGATTAATTCTTTTCGTTCAAGACCTACATTTCCCTCCAGTGAGTTTTAAGGGGTACTGCCCCTAATAAATTCGCTGGAGGTTTTTTATGGACACGATTCAGATTTATCGCTATGAGGGTTTCGATGTGCGCACAGTAAACAAAAACGGTGAGCCGTGGTTCGTGGCGGCAGATGTTTGCAGGGTGCTTGAACTTGGGAATCCCACTATGGCATTGGAACGGCTCGATGAGGATGAGAAAGCCCTCATTTCAATTGAGGGCTTAAGCAGAGGAAATGACACCGCAAATATCATAAATGAACCCGGCTTGTACACGCTCATTCTCGGCAGTCGCAAACCGCAGGCGAGGGCGTTCAAAAGATGGATTACCCACGATGTTATTCCTTCCATCCGCAAGCACGGCCTTTATGCTACCGATGAACTGCTGGCTAACCCTGACATCCTTATAGCCGCATTGCAGGAACTCAAAGCAGAGCGCGAGCGCACAAAAATGTTACAGCTCACGGCGGCAATTCAGGAGCAGCAGATTGCCGAGATGCAGCCGAAAGCCAGTTATTACGATCTCATTCTGCAGAATAAGAACACCGTTCCCGTTACCCAGATTGCCAAGGACTACGGCATGAGCGGGCGGGCGCTTAACAAGTTGCTTCACGAACTCGGCATCCAGTACAAAATGCGCGACACCTGGCTTTTATATCAGGAATACGCCAATCGGGGCTATACCCAGTCCCGGACTCATGCCATTGATGTTGACCGCAGCGTCATGCACACCTACTGGACACAAAAAGGCAGACTGTTCCTCTATGACCTGCTTAAAAATGAGTGCGGCATTCTGCCTGTGATTGAAGGCGGTGCACAGTGAGTATTGACAAATACAATGCCGAGGGATATTACGACCCGACCGCTTATGAAGCGATGACCATCATAGAAAAAGAAGAACGTGCGCTTCGGGCGTTTCGCCCCATCGTATATATCTGCTCGCCCTATGCAGGGGATACGGAAAGCAATATAAAGGCGGCGCAAAAATACAGCCGTTTTGCGGTAAACAAAGGTTATATCCCAATCGCACCACATCTTTTATTTCCCCAATTTTTAAATGACACCGATCCCACAGAGCGAAAGCTGGGTCTGTTCTTCGGAAACGCTTTGATGAGCAAATGCTCCGAGGTATGGGTATTCGGTGAACGCATCTCCGCCGGTATGGAATCGGAAATCAAGCGCGCCCGTTGGAAAAATTACCGATTACGTTATTTTAGCGAAAGCTGTGAGGAGGTTCATAGATGATGTTCACGCTATACCGTGCCGACTGTATCGGCAATCGCGGGAACTGCCTATATCCCAACAAGATAAATGTCACGGACGAAACCGCGCTGGCAGAAGCAGTTAAATGTGACTATGTGTGCGCCGAGTACCGGAACAGCTATCGCAGCGGAGCAAACTTCATCGGTGCTGACTGTCTGCCCGTTGACTGCGATAATGACCATTCGGAAGATCCCGCTGACTGGGTCGTTCCCGCTGATGTTGCAAATGCTTTCCCCGGCGTAGGATTTGCCGTGCATTATAGTCGCAATAACTTGAAAGAAAAGAACGGCAAAGCCCCAAGACCCAAGTTTCATGTACTCTTTCCCATCGACCGCATTTCTGATGCTCGGCTCTATGCGGATATGAAAAGGCTGGTCTGCGGTATCTTCCCATTCTTCGACACCCAAGCACTTGATGCTGCTCGATTCTTTTTCGGCACTGCCACGCCGGAAGTTGAATTGTATTCCGGCACAATGAATCTGACCACCTTTTTTCGGACAGATGACTTCGATGCTGATATGGAAAACAACGGTCAGCCTCGCGTTATTGCAGAAGGCAATCGGAATGCCACTATGTCACGATTTGCCGGTCGAATCCTTAAACGTTACGGGGATACCGAGGAGGCGTATCAATGCTTTTGCGATGAATCCGCGAAATGCTCACCGCCGCTGGACACACAGGAACTTTCCACCATCTGGCGCAGCGCACGGAGTTTTTATCAGCGTATCCAGCGTCAGGACGGATATGTGCCGCCGGAAGTTTACAATTCTGATGTTTCCTACAAGCCCGGCGATTTTTCCGATGTCGGGCAGGCCGCGGTGCTGTCAAAGTATTTTGGCACTGAACTGAGATATTCTCCAGCTACCCGCTACATCCGCTACTGTGAAAATTACTGGCAGGAAACTGAACCCGGCGCACAAGCTGTCGCGCAGGAACTTACCAGACGCCAACTGGACGAGGCGACCAACGACCTGTTGACCGCTACAAAAAAGCTGTCGGAAGTCGGTGCACAGGAAATATTGGACACCACTTCCAAGAGCAAAGCCGAAGCGCTATTTAATGATGAGCAGGCTGAAGCTTACGCCGCTTTCCTTGCCGCAAAAGCGTATCAGTCCTTTTCCATCAAGCGCAGGGAATCAAAAAATATCACAGCGACGCTGCGTGAAGCTCATCCCATGCTGGAAATCTCACCGCGAGATCTTGATACGGATTGTTTCCTTCTGTGTACACCCGCCGCTACCTATGATCTTCGCAAAGGTATGGATGGCGCAAGAGAACACTCCCCGGAGGACTATATCACGAAAATCACCACCGTTTCGCCCGGCGATAAAGGCGAAAAGCTCTGGAAGGATACCATCAACCTTATTTTCTGCGGCGACCAAGTTCTGATCGATTATGTGCAAATGGTCTGCGGTCTTGCCTCTATCGGCAAAGTATATCTGGAAGCATTGATTATCGCCTACGGCGATGGGCGCAACGGTAAATCTACCTTCTGGAACGTAATCTCCCGTGTGATGGGCTTATATAGCGGAAACATCTCCGCCGATGCGCTCACCGTTGGATGCCGCAGGAACATTAAGCCGGAAATGGCTGAAGTTAAGGGCAAGCGCCTATTGATTGCGGCTGAGTTGCAGGAAGGTACGCGCCTTAACAACTCGGTTGTAAAGCAGCTTTGCTCTACGGACGATGTATTCGCAGAGAAAAAATACAAAGATCCCTTCAGTTTTACCCCCTGCCACACTCTGGTTCTATACACAAACCACCTTCCTAAGGTGGGAGCTTCAGACGCCGGTATCTGGCGCAGGCTGATTGTTATTCCGTTCAATGCCAAGATTGAGGGCGAAGGCGATATTAAAAATTACGCTGAATACCTCTACGCCAATGCAGGTGAGAGCGTTCTCGCATGGGTTATCGAGGGTGCAAAAAAGGTTATCGACATTGATTATCACATTCCTCTGCCAAAATGCGTAAGTGACGCAATCGAAGCGTACAGGCAGGAAAACGACTGGCTGGGTCATTTCCTTGAGGAAAGATGTGAGCTTGGTGGTGATTTGCGAGAAAAGTCCAGCGACCTCTATATCGCATATAGGAATCATTGCGCCGAAAGAAACGAGTTTGTGCGCAGCACGACGGATTTTTATGCCGCCTTAGATAACGCCGGCTTTCAGAAGATGAAACCCAAGGGCTGGAGTTTCATTACCGGGCTTCGATTGAAGGTTGACGGCGGTGATTTTGAGGATTTCCTGAGCTGAAGGTGAGGGTCGATGAGGGTCGTTTCATAAAACCCCCTTTAGACTGATTTTTTTACTCCTAAAGGGACTTTTAGTATTTGACCCTCATCGACCCTCACCCAATATGAATTTTGTGCGGTGGAGGCATGGATATGAGAGAAAAAACAATAGAAGCAAAACTTGTAAAAGCGGTAAAAAGCATGGGTGGCATTGCATTGAAAATATCATCAACAAATTATGACGGGATGCCCGACCGCCTTGTACTTCTCACTGATGGGAAACTGGCGTTCATAGAGCTGAAGGCTCCCGGCAAAAAGCTGCGTCCTTTGCAGGAAAAGCGAAAACGGCAGTTAGAGGCACTTGGCTTTTTAGTCTTTTGCATTGACGGCATAGAGCAGATTGGAGGGATACTCGATGAAATACGAAGCACATGACTATCAGACCTACGCCACAAATTTCATCCTTGAGCATCCCATTGCAGCAATCCTGCTGGATATGGGTCTTGGCAAAAGTGTCATCACTCTCACCGCCGTAAACGACCTGCTGTTCGACAGCTTTGAAATACACAAGGTTCTCGTCGTGGCTCCTCTGCGTGTTGCCCGTGACACATGGCCTGCGGAACTTGAAAAATGGGAGCATCTGCACGGACTTATTTATTCCGTAGCAGTTGGAAGCGAGGTTCAGCGCAAAGCAGCTCTGATGCAAAAAGCCGACATTTATATCATCAACCGAGAGAATATTGAATGGCTGGTAGAGAAAAGCGGTCTGCCCTTTGACTACGATATGTTGGTAGTCGATGAGCTTTCATCTTTCAAGTCCTATCAAGCGAAACGCTTTAGAAGTCTTTCGTCGGTTCGCCCAAAGGTGAATCGCGTGGTCGGCCTGACCGGTACTCCTTCCTCAAACGGCCTGATGGATTTATGGGCAGAATTCCGGCTGCTGGATATGGGTAAAAGGCTCGGACGCTTCATCACCCATTTTCGCAGTGATTATTTCGTTCCGGACAAGCGCAATCAGCAAATTGTATTCAGCTATAAGCCTAAGCCGGGTGCGGAGGAAGCCATATACCGTCTTGTTTCGGATATCACCATCAGCATGAAATCTACCGATTACCTCAAAATGCCGGAATGTATCTTAAACGAAGTCCCGGTGCGGCTTTCCAATAAAGAGATGGAATGCTACCAGACCTTAAAGGACGATTTGATTCTCAGCCTTGACGGTGAGGATATTGATGCTACTAATGCCGTGGGTTTATCCAATAAGCTGACGCAGATGGCAAACGGTGCTGTTTACGGCGAGGACAACAATGTAATCGCAATACATGACCGCAAGCTGGATGCCCTTGAAGATTTAGTTGAAGCCGCTAACGGCAAGCCCGTCATGGTAGCTTACTGGTTTAAACACGACCTCACCCGCATTGAGGATCGTCTGCACAAACGGCATATTCCGTTTTCTAAGCTGGACACCGCCGATTCTATCAAACGATGGAATAACGGCGAGCTGCCTGTGGCGCTGGTTCATCCGGCTTCAGCAGGACATGGCTTGAACCTGCAGTCCGGCGGCTCAACCCTTATCTGGTTTGGTTTGACTTGGAGTTTGGAGTTGTATCAGCAGACCAATGCGAGGCTATGGCGGCAGGGACAGGAATCCGATACCGTGGTAATCCATCACCTCATCACCAAGGATACCATCGACGAAAAGATCATGTCGGCTTTGAAAAAGAAAGACAAAACACAGTCCGCATTAATTGATGCAGTAAAAGCGGACTTGAAAATCTAAGACAATTACGACAAAATATGACAATCCGTGCCAATCCGAGTGAAACAAAATTTATCGGAGGTACAGATTATGAACCCTTATGAAGAATTGGCAAATGCCATCGTGTTGCAAGCAGTGAAGGACTATCGGCTGCATGACGATGAAAAAGAACTCGCCAGTATTGAGCGTTTCTTTCGTTCCGGCTGGTTTGGTGTCCTAACAAGCCTTGACCCGGAAATGCTGATAACCAAGCTGAGAAAGGAAAAGGTGCGCTATGAATACTAAAACCTACCTTTCTCAGGCCCGCTATCTCGATATGCGCATCAAATCCAAGCTTCAGCAAATAGACTCCCTAAACGAACTGGCGACAAACTGTTCATCGGTCTTGACAGGTATGCCCAGGAATCCCAGTGCTTCTACCTCTCGCATGGCTGATGCCATCTGTAAGATTATCGACCTGCAGAACGAAATTAACCGCGATATTGACACGTTGGTTGACCTCAAAAAAGAAATCATGGGTGTCATCAAGGCTGTTGTGGATGCGGAGCATCAGACTCTTTTGGAGAAACGCTACCTCTGTTTCCTCTCTTGGGAGAAGATTGCTGTGGATATGGGCTACGACCTGCGTTACACACACAAGCTCCACATTCGGGCGCTGGAGGAATGTAAAATCCCTGCTTCTCCTGAAGTGGACATGAAAAGACACTGAAAGACACCTGCTTCTTATGATAGTATTATAATGGCGAAGAAGAATAGAGATGGCCTTCAGGGAGCAATCCTTGAGGGCTTTCTTTATGCCCGTGAGGAGGTGAACCCATGCCATACAAACCTAAACGTCCCTGCGCCTACCCCGGCTGCGGTTGGCTTGCCAATAGCGAGCAATACTGTGCCGAACATAAAAAGGTTGTGACAAAACAATACAACCAGTACGAACGTGATCCCGCTTCCAACAAACGATATGGTCGTGCCTGGAAGCGTATCCGTGACCGCTACATCAAGTCGCATTCACTTTGTGAAGAATGTGAGAAGCAAGGTAAGCTTACCCCCGCCGAGGAAGTCCACCACATTCTCCCGCTCTCCAAAGGCGGTGGAAATGAGAAGAGTAACCTTATGGCTCTTTGTAAATCCTGCCACTCTCGAATCACTGCCGAGAGCGGTGACCGATGGGGAAAATGAGGCATCGTATACATTTTGGTACGATACCTCAAAGCAATTTATTTGATACGGTCACTCCCGGTGGGGGCGGTAAAATCTCCAGGACTTACCAATGCGGACAGCGGCGTGGGGCTCCGTGTTGAAAAATGCGCAATCAAACGACCGAATAGCCCCAGCACGCAAGGAGTGTGATGAATATGGCCAAAGACGGCACCAACAGAGGCGGCGCTCGTGTCGGCGCGGGTGCAAAAAAGAAGCCTCTCGCCGACAAAATATCTGCCGGCAATCCCGGCGGCAGAACATTGACTGTGATGGAGTTTTCCGACACGGCAAATCTGCAAGGCACTGAAATGCCAGAACCAAACAAAATGCTCGAAGCTGTACAAAAGGACGGCAAGACACTCGTCGCTGCCGACATTTACAAAAACACATGGCACTGGCTACATGAGCGTGGTTGTGCGGTGCTCGTCTCTCCACAGCTTTTGGAACGCTATGCCATGAGCGTGGCTCGTTGGATTCAGTGCGAAGAAGCTGTTACCGAATATGGTTTTCTGGCGAAGCACCCTACCACCGGCAATGCAATCCAAAGTCCATATGTGGCGATGGGTCAAAACTATATGAACCAAACAAACCGCCTGTGGATGGAGATATTCCAGATTGTCAAAGAAAACTGCACCGGCGAATACAGCGGAGCCAATCCCCAGGATGATGTGATGGAGCGGCTCTTAACCGCACGCCGGGGCAAGTAGCGTGTTAATGCGGGCATTTATATATGCTTTTGAATTTGTTTGGAGCGGGTATTGTCAGCGGCGACTCGCCGCCCGCCCGGAAAGGAAAATAACATATGATTACTCATAAAACAGCAGAGAGTGTCTGCGCCGGACATCCGGATAAACTATGCGACCTCATCGCCGACAGCATCCTTGATGCCTGTCTGCGCAAAGACAAATCCTCCCGTGTCGCCTGCGAGGTCATGGCGACCAAGGGCAAAATTATCGTTGCGGGCGAGATCACCTGCGACGGTAAAGTTGATATCCGCTGGGAAGTGCGTGAAGTCCTCCGTAAGGTCGGCTACAATCCGTGGAAGTTTACGGTTTTTGTATTCGTTCATAAACAGAGCAAGGATATCGAGACCGGAGTGACCACCGCCCTCGAAGCCCGGAACGGCAGTGAAGAACGCTACGCCTCCCTCGGCGCGGGTGACCAAGGCACCGTGTACGGTTATGCCACCAATGAAACCCGAGAGATGCTTCCGCTTCCGCTGATGCTGGCGCATAGAATTTGTAAGCGTGTGGACGCTGTTCGTAAGGACAAAATTGTGAAAGGCATTCTGCCAGACGGCAAAGCGCAGGTCACGGTTGAATATGAGGACGGTAGACCTAAGCGTGTGAAAACAATTGTGGTTTCCGTTCAGCACGACAAGGATAAAACACAGGAGCAGCTTTACTCCGACATCAAGCAGAATGTACTCTGGCAATGCTTTGAGGACTTTCCGTTTGATGATAATACAGAAATCCTCATCAACCCCTCCGGCAGATTCGTCGAGGGCGGACCCGCCGCTGATACCGGGCTGACGGGCAGAAAGATGATGGTGGATACCTACGGAGGACTTGCTCTTCACGGTGGCGGAGCGTTTTCCGGTAAAGACCCGACGAAGGTCGACCGAAGCGGCGCTTACATGGCACGGTACATCGCAAAAAACATCGTATGGAGCGACTTGGCTGAAAGATGCGAGGTCGCTCTTTCTTATGCCATCGGCAAGGCTGATCCCGTGGCGGTTGACATCGACGCTTTCGGCACGAGTGCCCTCACCAATGAGGAACTGCGTGAAACCGTGCTGTCCGTGTTTAACCTGCGGCCAGCGGCAATCATCGAAAAACTGCGGCTGCGCAATGCCATCTACGAGGACACGGCAGTTTACGGACATTTCAATTCCTGTCTGTTCCCGTGGGAGGACGGCAGTGTTCATTACAAAGAACTGAGAAAGGTGGCGGAGAAATATGCTGATAGAAAAGATTCAGACTGAGCGGCTCATCCCCGCCGACTATAACCCCAGAAAAGACCTCAAGCCGGGTGACCCGGAGTATGAAAAGCTGAAACGCTCTCTTGATGAATTTGGCTATGTCGAACCCATTATATGGAATAAGACCACCTCTCATGTTGTTGGCGGTCATCAGCGTTTGAAGGTCCTGCTTGATATGGGCATTACCGAAGTTGAGTGCGTGGTAGTCGAAATGGATGTCGAGAAGGAAAAGGCGCTCAATGTCGCGCTCAATAAAATCAGCGGTGACTGGGACAAAGATAAACTGGCACTCCTCATTGCGGATTTGCAGGGTGCGGACTTTGATGTATCGCTCACTGGCTTCGACCCTGGAGAGATTGACGACCTTTTCAAGGATTCACTCAAGGATGGCATTCATGATGATGACTTCGATGTAGATGCCGAGCTTCAAAAGCCTGCCATCACAAAACCGGGGGATGTGTGGCTTCTCGGTCGGCACCGATTGGTCTGCGGCGACAGCACCAAATCAGAAACCTTTACCGCTTTGATGGACGGGAAGCTTGCAAACCTTGTAGTAACAGACCCGCCGTACAACGTCAACTATGAAGGTACAG